CCTGCACCTGTGCCCACTCCAGCACCAGCTCCTGCACCTGAGCCCTCACCAGCACCGGCTCCTGCACCCGAGCCCTCACCAGCACCAGCTCCAGCACCTGTGCCCACTCCAGCACCTGTGCCCACTCCTGCACCTGTGCCCACTCCAGCACCAGCTCCTGCACCTGTGCCCTCACCAGCACCGGCTCCTGCACCGGTTAGCGGCGGTCTTGGACTGGGATTAGGATTGGTAATCGGGCAAACCGGCTTGCCCAACCTTGTCGGTTCCTTTGGTGGCGGCAAACACATCGGGCTCGTTGGAGAAGGAAATTTTGAAGAAGGACCTTTGAGTCAAATACAAGATAAACAATCGAAAGACCCATTTATGAACGAAGAAATTTTTGCTAAACAAGGTGGCCATATTGAACATTTCGATACTGGCGGCAGTACCAGCTCTAGCGGCAGCACCACCGCACTTCAAACCCTTTCACCAACTTTTGGTACAAGTAAACAAGTTTCTTTGTCGCCAATGGGTAGTTTCAACCCCGGTCAAGAACAACAGTTCCAAGAGATTATCAACCCCTACCAAATTCAATACAACGCCAAAGAAGGCGGTTCTATTTTGAATTTTGGTACTGGCGGCAATGATGGTTTGGACGAAGAAGTGCCAAACGTTTCTGGCTCTATGGAAGGCACACACATACAGCAGCTTAACCCAACTTTTGGCCATAGCCATACCAGTTTGTTGGCTCCCTTCACTAGCAATATTCCGCATCCACATATTGGTTTGACTTCTTGGCAAGCCCATGCTGAAGGCGGTGAAGTTGAAGGCCACCATCCTGAGTTTTATAGTCAAGGTGGTTTAAATGCTGTTGATCATAGTAATACATATGTTACTGGTAAAGGTGACGGCACAAGCGATAGCATTCCAGCCATGTTGGCAAACGGCGAATTTGTTTTCCCCGCCGATGTAGTATCTGGTTTAGGTAACGGTTCCAATCAAGCTGGTGCTAAAGTTTTGGATCAATTTATGCAGGAAGTTCGTAAACACAAACGGGATGCTGCTCCAAATAAGTTGCCTCCTGACAGTAAAGGCCCGCTAGAATACTTAGCACAAGCACATAAAAAGCTTGGCGGCGGTGTATAATATTAAATAAAGGAATTTATCATGGGCGTACTAGCTGATTTATCTACATCCACTGGATCGCAGTCAACCTCACTGCCTTCTTGGTATACCACCGCACAGCAGGATATTGTCAATCAGGCAAAAACAAATGCTGCCGGTGCTCCTCAACTAAGTGATACGTTGGCACAAAATGCCTTCAATCAATTAGGAAGTGCAAACAACCCTTTTACACAAGCTTCAAGTACTCTGAACCAGATTGCAAGCGGTGGTGCAAACCCCTTTACTGCTGATGCTTCAGGCAAGATGACGCCTAATACCAACACCCCCTTGGGTGGTTTGTATGCGGCACAGCAACAACAGTTGCAACAGTTGCTGCCTACCACTTTAGCTCAACCAGAAGCCCAAAACATTGGTTCTGGTAACTTTGGCAGCTTGCGTGGTCAAACAGCGAACGCCACTGCTGAGGGTAATGCGCTGGCAAACTTGCAAGCTAATCAGTTGCAAAATGCTATTCAAAATCAATCAAATGCGGTCAATGCTGCATCAGCTGCTGGCCAAGTTAATCAAACAAATATTGCTGATTTGATGAACGCCGGTCAAACTCAAATGACTTCGCCATTCACCACAACGGCCAATGAAGCAAATGTGATTGGCAGCGTTAGCCCTGGTGCTACTGTCAATTCTACTGCTACTACCACTCCGCTAAATCAACTTTCTGCATTGCTTTCTGGTGTTGGTGGCTTGGCCGGTACCAAAGTTGGTGGTTCAACTCTTGGCGATTTGTTTGCTGGTGGGCTATCCAACTTATTCGGTGGTGGTAGCGGAGCCGTAAATTTTGGAACAACTGGTCAAGTTCCTGGATCAACTGACAGCTCCGGAACAATGGACTATTCTGGCGGTATTACTGGATAAGGAATATTATGGCACTCGAAACATTAAACGACGACGACCAATCATCCGGCAACGAGCCGGTACGTACACAAGCCACAGTCAACCTTGGTGGCACAAAGTTTCCAGTTGCCGCTGGAATTGATTCTGCTACCATTTTAAAGAATCTACAGCAAGAAATGGATCGCCGCCAAGCGGCCATGCCTAGCGACTTCATGCACGGCCTGACTAAAGCTGCAGCCTTTTCGCTGGGCCGTCCTGATGTGGCGGCTAATATTGATTCCCAACGTCAAGCCCAATTGAACCAACTGTTCAATATGAAAATGCAAGGTGAGGCGTTCCGTGCTGCTCAGGCTCAACAAGAACGTTCCTTGGCCGAGATGAGAGCGGAAAATCCAAACGCTATTCAACCCACTATGCAGGGCGGCGCACCAATGCAAGGTGGCGCACCAATGCAAGGTGGTTCTCCTGCCAGCACTCCCGAACAAAGCCAAAATTACGGTGAATACTCGGGTGTTCCTGATAAGCTAAAACAAGAAGCATATGCTAGGTATCAAGCAAGGGTTCGTTCTGGTGGTGACCCAACGCAAGCTCAATTGGCTTATCATAAAGAAATGACAAAGTATAGTGGTGAGGCTTTTAATGCTTCACAACAGTACCAGCACAATCCCGAACTGGATAAACAACTTGAGTTTACGGTTTACGATAAAAACGGTGAGCCGGTTGTACTGAAGCATTCGATCAGAACACAAAATTCTATGCCGCGTTCGTTTACAACACCTACGGGAACATACTATAAAAATCTTCAAGATGTTCCAATGCCAAAGCCAGATGCGACAGCAAATATTGCTCCCCCAGCTCCGGCTCAAGGCGGCTTAAGTGCAGTGCCTTCTGCAGCACCGGTCCAAAGTGGCGCTCCTATTCAAAGTGCCGCACCTATTCAAACTGCCCCTTCAGCGCCAGCTCAAGGCGGTTTGCCTGCTGCACCTACTCAAGCTGCTCCTTCGACACCAGCACCAACTCAAGCTGCTCCTTCGACGCCAGCGCCCACTCAAGGCGGTTTACCACACCCCAATCTAGAACGTACTGCAATTCTTCAAGATCAATTACGTCGTGCAAAACAAGCTAACAATCAAATAGATATTGCTGCTTTAGAACGAGAGTTGGCACGAGATAAGGTGTCTCCACCAGTAGATGTTAAACAAGGGTTTATTCCAAACCAACAAACTTCTGCAATCGCTCCTGTTCAATTGCCGCAACCCCTAATGAATGCTCCGATTGCAGCACCTAAGCCTGTTGCCATGCCAAAAACAGCGAAAGAAGTTGAGGCTAATTTGGGCGCAGTGTCTAAAGCCGCTGAAGCTAGTATTGATGTTGCTAAAACTGCACAAACTAGCAGAATAGAAACGGATGCTAAAGTTCGTGAACAAGAACTTAAAGATGCCTTGGCCATGTCATCATCTTGGCAAAATCAATCGGTCAATATCGATGACGGTATTGCTAGAGCACAGCGTTTGAAAGACGCTGCTGTTAAAAAACCATATTTGTTCCAGTGGGAAAAGAACCCGCAAGATGTTGCTTCTTACGGGCAGCAAGCTGCTAAAGCTTTATTTGGTGGTAAAGCTCAAGAAGAAGGTATCCAGGGTTTACGACAATTGGCTCAAAACCAAGCTAGGCCAGATTTTAACCAAGATCTTGACACTGCTACCGGTGACGCAAAACAACTTGCATTCATTTTTGGCGCAGATAAAGTTAGAGAAATGAGTGCCCGTGGTGGTATTGGATTCCAAAAAATGGCTGATCAAGCTAAGAGTATTGGTCCAGGGAACTCAGCAAAAACAACTTACTTGAATGCTGGTGAACTTGAAATTGGTTTAAGACGAACCAAGGCTTTGTCAAATGCTTATGGCCAATATGAAGCTGCAGTTAAAGCACAAGGCGAAACACCCGACGCATTTCAGTTTATGAGAACCCCACAAGCAGAAACCATTCGTGCAAATTATAATAATCAGTTACAAAAACTGAATTCAGATGCGGAAGCCATTTTTTCTAAGAATAAAAACACGCCTCCTCCACTAAGCGCGTTCCCTAAGAAAAAGGATTAATTATGGCAGATTATTCAGAAGACGTTGCTCGTTATGCTGCTGATAAAGCGGGCGCAGATTATGATGCTGCAATTGCTGGGGGTCATACACCGCAAACAATTATTCAACAATCTTTGGCTGGGAACTATGTTTCTAATGAAGATTTAGGGCGTTATGCCGCCGATAAATCCGGTGCAGATTATGATGCTGCTGTTGCTGCAGGCCATACCCCAGAAACAATTCTTCAGGAAACTGCGGGTTACCGTCCAATAAATGCCCAGCCCATTGATAAATCCGGGGATAGCGCACTAAAAACCGGAGCTGCAATTACTGGCGCTGTTTTGGGTACTAAAGCAGCTATTCCGACTGGCACAGCTTTGGCTGCTAAACGACTTTATGATACCATGACCAGTAACGCAGCTGGCCAAAAGGGCTTTAACCCTTATGGTGTTCAAAAGTATTCTGATACTCAACAAGGTCATAGTAGGCCAAGAAGTGTATCTGTTCCAGTACCTGAATTTGAAAAAATTGCTGGTCAGCCAATTAATACAATGTCTGGTATCCAAAGCTTTCTAGCTGCTGCTGAAACTCCTATGGGTACTCCTGCGTCTCAAATGACTCAGTTACAAAAAGACTATGCGGCTTTGATGCATCAGTATCGTTCTCCCGTAGCAAGTCCAAAAGCTGCTTTAGATTATGCACACGGTAAATTATCCAGCCCGTTTGCTATGCCTGTGGCTGGCGCTATAAGTGGGTATGAGCTGCAAGATGCCATCAATCGTTTTAAAGCCAACGAAGATCTGCAAGGATATTCATCTTTGGCTGGCGGTACCTCTGCTGCAGCAACTCCTTTCCTTGGCAGAATTCCAAGGGTTGGTAAATACCTGCAAGCTGGTGCTGCTACATTAAGTGGTTTGGCTCCTGCACTTAATATGGCGGCAGATAAAACATCTGTATTTGATAACCCCGCCAATTTGCCACATAAGGCAGGAGGGGGCTCAATGGATGATGACGCCCCTTTTGACCCAATGGCAACATATGCAGACAACTCGCCCAGCGCATTGAGCCAAATTAAGCAGGCCGTTAGTCCTTATATTCAGGATATTAAAGCTCATCCGGCAAACTTGGCTAAATCGTTTGTTCGTAGTGCTGTAGCTTCCACCGCAGGCATTCCAGTTGATTTGGCCAATTTGGCCTTGATGCCAACACGGGCCGCTGCGGCTTCTCAAGGCGTTAATATTCCTGAAATCCCCTATGGTTCAAGCGATATTAAAGATCTGCTGCCGGGAAAAACACAGGGTCCGGCAAGTGATGTTGGTGATGTTACTGGTATGTTTGCCAACTTCGATGCTCCTTTGTACAAAGGCGCTAAAGCCGCAGTTAAAAACTTGGGCCCAAAAGCTGCAGACATGATTGAAGCCAGCCTTCGAGCTAAGGGTTTGATGCCCAGTATCATGCAAGAGTCTAGCGTGTTTGATAAACCCGTTGACCGAATTAACATGAACTACAAAGATGTTACCAAGCGCATTCCTGAGCTTACCGACGCTGCAAAGCAAATATCATCTGGTAATATGACTTCGGCGCAATATCAAAATTTGGTGGATCAGTTTAAGCCTGTTACTCCATATAGTTCTGTACCCCAGCCCGAACCTTTTGATAAAATGTTCGGTGCCTTGCACGAAGATAAAAAGGGTTTGCTTGGCACACCCAGAGATCTTCCCGAAGGCCACCAAGTTGGAATACGCTTAGATATTCCTGCCTATACAGATCATGGCACTTGGGTCCCTGCAATACACGAAAGAGGCGCTAAATCGGGTATGGCTGGGCCCAGAATCGGTTACGATAGTCATGCACACATAACTGATGCAGACTTTGCTGTTGCCCCTAAAGCAGCAGAAAATTATGCAACGGGAAAGACTAATAAAAGTACCTTTGCTACCATTAGCGGCGGTTGGAAGCCTTCAACTCCAGAGCAAGCTTATTCCAATGCACAGCAGTATTTGAACCACCCTGATTGGATTCAAGTTGGCATGGATCCAGAACGGCACAGTTTTTTCTATGACCGTGCCACTCAGCAGCCAGTTAAATCGGCGGCAGAGGTTTTGCAAGTTGGTCCTTTGGTGTTGGCAAGAAATCCTGTTTACCATACCGCTGAAGAAGCCAGCAAATTTAAATACGCTGATGGTGGTGAAGTTGCCGAAATGAAGGCCGCACTTAAAATGAAGAACGGCGGTTTGTACGAGAATATTCATGCCAAACAGGAGCGTATCGCCCACGGTTCTGGTGAACATATGCGTAAATTTGGTTCAGAAGGCGCACCGTCAGAGCAGGATTTCATTGAGTCGGCCAAGACCGCCAAAATGAAAGATGGTGGTCCTGTGCTGTCTGTTGGCCGTGGTGAAAAGCTGCCCGTTTCTCAAGGTGCTGGTCTGACCGCTAAGGGTCGTGAAAAGTACAACCGTGAGACCGGTTCACACTTGCAAGCACCCCAGCCCGAAGGCGGGGCACGAAAGGATTCTTTCTGCGCTCGTATGCAAGGTGTTGTGGACCATGCCAAAGGCGACGCTGAGAGAGCCAAAGCGTCCCTCAAGCGCTGGAAGTGCTAATCACTTCCTAAATCTATCGCCAACCCAACCCTCAGCTGCAATCGGAATGTCGTGAGCCCAGCTGGGGGCAATGGTCATGTGCGAGATCATATCGGTTAGTTTGTCTTCTGCGTCAGTATTTTGTTCGACACAAAGGATCTCATCGTGAATCAGCCCGACTACACCATAGCCCACATTCTCCAGCCGTACCACGGCTTCGGCAAGGAGATCCCTTGCGGTACCTTGAACGGACGACTGAAACAAGCTGGAGCCGATAAGATTATTGCGCTTCCACTGCCTCGTAAGCGTATTCTGGCTCCTGACAGTAATGCCCATCTTAGTAGCGCCCCAAGGGGTTTGGACCTCCTCGACTAACGGAGCCTGCCAGCATATTAGCCTGCCACTGGGTAGGCGCATCCATAGGGCGTTATTCGAGCATTTGAACGCCACACGGCCATTCTCTAACCCAGTAGCAGTTCCGGGTGACATAATGGCCTGTATGGCCTTGTCTTCCATCTCGTGCCAACATGCCTTCACTTTGAAGTAGCTCTCACGGTACTTGTTCACCGCCATTTCAGCTTGGGGCAATGACAACTTGACCCCCATGCCCTCGGCATACGCCACCAAACCTTTTGGCCCTTGGCCAAACAGGCATCCCAACACCGCCGACTTACTGATCTGGCGCATGTCTTTGGTCACTTCAGCATAGGGCACTTGGTACAGTGCCTCTGAAGCGAACACCTTGTACTCATCCAAACCGTTTCTGAACATGTCCACCTTGTCTTTTTGACCTGGTATCCACACGCCAACACGGTTTTCAATCGAACTGAAATCGGCATCCAAGAATACATGCCCATCAGGGGCCTTGATCACGCTTCTGACAAGCGAAGACAGCTCGGGAATACTACCACGGCCACCACCTACTAAAATGCGTTCTACGGCCTCTGGTATCTGATCGTCCTTCAGTGACGGTCTGGGTAAATTCTGGATGTTTAGACCACCACGGCTGGCCCAACGTCCTGTGCTGGCCCCGTGGTACACTAACAAATTACGAATCCGGCCACCGTTTTGAATTTCCAGCATCTTCTCGAACTTGGCCACACTGGTGCTGGAACCCTCACTGCGGTACTGCAGCACTTTTTTCACCGCCTCTGACAGCTCCGTATTCGTTGCCAATTTGGCAACTGTTTCAGCGGTTAGATTGTCAACTTGGACGCCTTGGGTTGCTAACCACTCACCCAATTTGGCAGGTTGTTTGGCACTGATGCCGCCAGTAATGGCCTTGATGCCAACATCGATATCGTCCTTCTCTGCGTTGACTGCCTTAATGGCATTGTCCAATTCTTTTGTATCAATTGGAACGCCACGTTCATTAATTTTGTTGGTTAAGACCCAGATGTGCTGTTCATTGGGTGTAATTGGGCGTAGTTTTGTCGCCAGAGCCATTTCTGTTTTGACATCTTGAACGCAATAAGAAAACATCTGAGTTAGCAGCTCAGGATCCTTGTTAAACGTCCCGTCTTTTTGTGGTTTGGAAAGCTTTTGAATTAGTCGTTTGCCTGCTGGGTCTTTTTGTTCTGTGACCTTCACAAACAGGGCGGCTTCTTCCAAGCTTTGGGGCACGTTGTTGGCCGCTGCCCACGCCATTGTGTCGATCATCTGTTCCCATTTGACAGGCAGATCCAACACGTATTTCATAATATGAAATTCAAAGGCGGCATTCCAGGCTTGGAACGATGCCTTCGAGTTAAAGAATACATTGGGGAATGGAACCTCTGGGTGCCAGAGTAGTACCGGACCTCCATCGACGGAGTAGGCCATGCAGATGACCTCGGTACTTGGGTGCTTGGCGTAGTTGTCCAAGCCTACAGTTGGCAGGTCGGCCAGACTGCGTGTTTCAAAGTCAAGATTAATTCTCATAAAAGCTCCTATGGCAAGCTGACGCATCAGCGGTTTGAATATGTCGGTACTTATTGCTAAGTACCGACATTTACACTATATCAGATGTCGCAAACACCTGCAACACAAGCCAAGGTTTGAACGCCTTCGACATTGTCCGTAAGCTCAGTAAAAGCCTCCCAGTCAATCGTTGGCATTTTGGCCTTTAGCTCGTTGTATTCTGCTTCAGATATCTCTTCATACGGTGCCTGGCGATAGCTGCCCCCGTCATAAGGTAAGTAAGACACGCCGCTAATTTCGCCAAAGTGTTCCCATGTCCAAGCGCCCACAGCAGGCCAATCCTTCTCTTCAACCGAGATAGTGACGGAAGGCTTATGTTCACACCAGTGACGCTGGTATGTGAGCCAGAGTGATAGATGGCTGATTGGATTAACATCCGCTCTTGTGAGTCCGTCAGGCGCCCGTTGAGGGAAACTGAATACGGTGGTCTGGGTAGGCTTATATACGCAGTCTTCTGCTGGAACTCCTTGCTGGACCAAGAACTGCGATAGGGGATCCTTTTTGTCTCCACGAACCCTGCGAACATAGAATTTGCTGTGACGGGGATGAATCCCCGAGGCGCTATCGACCAACTGGGATACTGTGCCGGAGGGTTTGACGCAAGTAATGGATGCGCTTCGAGGGATCCCAAGGAGGTCTGCAAACTCGTGGTTTGCGCGGCGGGCTTCTTCTCGCAATTCGCTAAGTAACTCATTTAATTCCTCACCTTCGGTGCATAGTCGTAAGTTGTCGTAGATTCCCGTGAGCGATACCCCGAGGAGCCTTTCTTCTTCTGTATTTCGTTGCCACACTTTTCGCAAGTAAGGGAACTTGGTGAATGTCGCTTGGATGGTTCCAAGAATAGAAGCCACCCGCACTTTTTGCAGGAGAGTCTCTTTTGTGTCGTCATGGCGAACTACTACTTCTGTAAGGTTGCAAAATTGATATGGTCGAAGGACAATTTCCGAGCAAGGATTAGTCCCAAACTCATGATTGGGATCACGATGCCCGTATTTTTCAACCGTCTTTCGAGCAGCTTCCCGATTAAAAATCCCTCGTTCGCCGCTATGAGAATTGTATAGCGAGAGCCATTCTTCCATGAACTTTCCGACAGTAGGAGTCTCGTTATAGACCGCACTGTTGTTCGCAAGCGCACGATGCGGCGCAGTTTCCCACCACGGGCCAGCTTTAGCATGGCGAATCCTTTCATCGTCCAAATCGGACAAACTAATCATAGCAGAACGGCGCACACCGCCAACCACCACGACTTCACCAATTTTACACATTAAATCGTGGCACTCAAGTGAATTGAGTTTGCGACCCTTTGCACCCTTAAACAAGTTTACCGCAAAAGCAAACAGGTCAACCAAGGGCTCAGGACCGCTGGCACGGCCACCAAACGTCTTCAAACGGGCACCAGCGGGGCGCACCTTGCTAACGTCCCACTTGGGGATCTCGCCAGCATACAACAGCGCCAACAACAAACGCAACGACTTGGCCCAACCTTCTTTGGAGTCATGCACATTGATCACATGGTCACCATTAAACATTTGATCTGGCACTTCGGGCAGCAGGTTGATGTACTTGGACTCTACCGAAAAGCCAACGCCTGTGCCACACAACAAGATAAACATGGCTTCGTCAAACGCTTTAACATCATCGATGGGCAAATACGAACAGTTATAAACGCAAGTGTTGTCACGGTCAGCACTCTTGCCAGCGGTCATCATGGCCCGCATGGAAGGCATCACATGCAGATTCAAAATTGCGTTTCGGATATCCTCTTTCAACTCTTTGTTGTCTGCAATCTTTTCTGTTCGGCTAAACACATAGTCAACATAACGGTTAACTGTCTCACTCCAATGTTCACGGCGACCCTTGTCGTCAATAAAACGGGCGTACCTGCTGGCAGCGATATACGATTGGTACTGGTCCAAAATAGGCCTCTTTTTCTTGTTGTTAAAGGGAAGAAAACCCGCCGAAGCGGGTTGCTTAATTAAAGGGCAGTTACGCCCTTGACTTACACAGCGAAGTCTGCAGCTGCGTTCGACACACCGCCAAGTCGCTCACCTTCCTCAGTCTTTTGGACGTTGGCGAGGCCATAAGCGATGCCCTTAGAACCTGCTGAGTTATAGGGGTACAGTGTTACCGAAGCGCGGCCATAGCATCCGCTATAGAACTCTTCTGGATCCATAATGGCATTCAAATCTGCATCGACAACACCAGGCTTTTGGGCCGAGTTGGCATTGAAGAAGTAGCAGTTTGCATATGCTGGATCGTCTGGTTTTTCTACGTCTCCATCACGCAGACCACCTTTCAGAACTGGTGGCACTTTGCCGCCAAAGAAGGCAGCGTTTTGGGTTTTGCAGTCGTTGAACGCTTTGTTCAGCTTGTCCACTGTGGCCTTGTCAGACTTGGGCACAATGATCGAGCAGCGGTACTTGGGAGAACCGCCGTCCACACCAGCTGTTGGCTGGAACACGCTGACATAAGAAAAACGAACCTTACCGGTTACGACTTTGATTTTCACTGATTGAGACATAATTTACCTTTTTAACGAAAGAACTGGACTTAAATAGGGGCCAGCTCGTCTACCCTTGTTAGCAATCATACAGCATTTGTATGTTTGCCAACGCATTTCTTATTGCCAATGCGCTGACCAGATCCAACTGGTACTCCTCATTTGACAACAACTCTTTATCATGAACTAAGAACTCAATGACCTCGAAAGCTGAATCCCGAATGGCCCTCAAATCTTCCCACGATTCTGCCACTTTAAGCTCAGTGAAGTGTTTTGTCAACCCCTCAATGGCTAGATCTGGAACCATCACCTTGAAACCAACCATTTGCTGAATCATTTTGCTGCTATTGTAAGGCCTACGTTGCCAATACTATAACCCAAAAATGAGATCGCAATTCCTAAATTTCCTTTGATGTACTGATCTATGGCAATGCCTAAGTATACAACACCTACGGCAGCAATCAACCACTGGCTCATGTGAAATCCTCCTTTACGCTGGTGTCACGTACCAATTTAGGACTGCCAGTAGGACGTACAATGAGATCACCGAGTACGGAAACGATATCGCCTTTTTTGCCAAGCTTCTCAAGCTTTGCAATAGATTTAAGAGTCGATGGTTCATAAATTTCCTCCGGCTTGTATCCTTTTTCCAACAGCACTTGTGCGGCCAGTTCTTGGTCGCCCACTTTACGATGTGTTGCTGTGGTTGTCAACTTGTAGCCCAATGGTAGCACACCATTTTCAACTGCTTCGTTGAGCATGTAGGATTTTACATCATTGGCCCAAGTGGTGAGCTGGTCGGCGCGGCTAAACACCAGATCCAATTCATCTTGGGTCAACAGGGGAGGATCACGAAACTCCAGTTTGGCCAGTTCGTTAACAAAGTCGCTTCTGGCTCGGCATTGTGGCTTGGCCTTGCAAAACTGGCAGTGTTCACCAGGCACAAAATCACCAGCGCCAATCCACGCTTTCTTGGCTTTGGGTTTTACAAAGTACGTTGCCCAATCGAGTAGCTTTTCCACCGTAGTATGATCAGTTGAGATACTGTCCAATCGAGGCTGGTGGATTGTGTAGCTGACGTTTCGGACGTTGGGGAATTCTTCCTTAAACTTCTCATACGCGCCGAGAGCGTAGAGACGTAGCTGGCTGTTGTCTGTTGCGCTAACTGGGATTCCTTTTCCATATTTAAGATCGATAACTCGTATCTCATTTTGTGACAGGATAACCACATCTGCGGTCCCGAAACCGTCGGGCACATACTCAGAAAAATCCACACGTTGTTCAAATAGGGGTCGATCACCATCCACAATTTGGCTACGAACATAGACCACATAGTTGCCAACATATTCTTCCATCTCTTCGCCATAATATTTTGACTCCTTGATCTTGGTGTATTCGGCTTGGAATTCTTTCTCAGTAATTTGGTTGTAATGCCGCTTTAAATAGTTTTCGGCCAGCTCATGGGCCATTGTGCCCTCGGCTGAGAAATCGAATGCGTTGGGGTTACGTTTAGGCTCGGGAAGCGTTGCTTCCAATCTGACACTGGGTGTGCAAGCCAGCCATCTTTTTGAAGAAGAGGCAGATAGTGTAGCGTGGGCGGTCAAATTGACTCCTTATAACATAGTTTGGATATTCTAACACATTAAATGTTAGAACACAACTATATTATTCGCCAGCTTTTTTAAGATTATTGATCAGGTCTTTTACTGCGCCAGCAAAATCCACTGTGATCTCCGCTTTGACATCCAGTTTGTTGTCACGGGTTTCACGATAGGTTTCACCAAATTGACCGCGCAAGGCAATTTCAGCCAAGCGGGAATTGAATGCTTTATTACCAACATTGGCCAAGATTTCACGTTCCCAATAGGCTTGGGAGTGGACCAATGCTAAATCGAGGGCTTGCTCGAACTCAGGGTATTTCTTTTTAAAGCTTTCCGCTGCATAGCGGGAGATACCCAAGTCTGCCCACATCATGCGTTGGGACGCACCAGTCTTGCCCATTTCAATGACTCGTTCGCACATTGAGGGATCGTACTTGGATGTTGTGGCTGCTTTTTTGGGTGTGGTCATGTTATTCTTATACAAGAGTAAATTAGGGGAGCGGAAACTCCCCTAATACTACTAATGCAAATTAGTCGCCTTTTTGGCCCGACTCATGCTGCTTTTTGGCAATTTGCACTTCCCGAAGCGCCTGATTAATAAGCACTCGGGTCATTGCACCCGCCAATTCAGCCCGTTTGGGGTCCAATTTAACTGGCGGGGCTTCATACCCACCCTTGTTCATCAGGCCATTAAGCAGGTTGCTCGGTTGCTTCATCAGCACTCTCCTGCGGTTCCAAAGCGGCTACTTGGGGGTTTGCTTGGGTAATGATCCAAGCAATAGGCTGGTTTGCCTTTACAAAAGGTGCATCACCCAAAATCTGCAAAATGGCATTGACCTGGTCAACGGTCAACTCCAACTTAATAATTTCCTGTCCGATCATACAATTTTCCTTTCATGAACTAAAAACTCAAAACAATCCCATAACTCCTGCATTCGCATATCATGAAGGGCAGAAATGCCAATCATGACGTTTGCAAATTCATCTTCGCTCATTGGTTTTGGCCCGTCTAATTGACGTTTCAATACCAAATCAACGTCCTCTTTTGTTTGCCAAGCTTTATAGATTAGCTGCTCCAAATCAAATCGATCTTTAGCCGCCATCACGCACCTCATCAAAAAGATTTTGAAAGTTTTCTTGTAGCTCTTCTATTGATGTTTCTAGCAACTTTTCAACATGATAAATCATATGAATGTTGGTTTCCCTAGAAATGTCCTCAGCACTCATGGCCATCAAACTCATAATGTGTTTAGGAACCTTCAAATCAATAATACTTGATTCTAGTTTGGTCAAGGAATCCCAGTGTTTCATTTTAATTCCTCCATAGCACGTTTTAAATAGATTGCTTGGTCCAAACATTCCTCATAGGCATGTTGGAGCCATTGCTTCAAAGTCAATGGGTTTTCACGCACTGTGGTTTTGTATTTGCGAATACCTAACTCTTGCCGTCTGGCAATATCATCGCAAACTTCTTTTTCAGTTCCGATTACTGGCATATTCTTCTCGCAGGTTATTTACAATTTCGGTTGCCTCCTCCATTGTCTCACAAAAGAACACCGCCCGCAAGGGCTTGTATGCGTCTGTGTTCAACACAACGTTCTCGCTGTCCAACTGAATGTCAATCATCAATTGGGGGTTCTCATCAGTGCCGTACTCAATCACAAAAATCATTTGCTTAACTCCTCTTTAATCAGCATTATAGCCTTAGTAAAATGATAGCGCCAGTACTTTTTTGTGACGCCAATATCCTCGTTGTTTTTACCCGACAAGAAAGCCTCAATCACTTTCTTTTCGTGCTTTTCCAGCTTGTTGTCCACGATCTGAATCACATCAAACAGGTTGTCTGTTTCGCTCTCCAAATGCAGCTTGTAAGACAGGCTATCCAGATCGTCAATTTCCAGGGGGTCAATCTCCTCATCTGACAGCCGAGGGTTTGCGTAGTTTACTTTGTACTTCATTATAGTTTTAATTCTTTCAGCACTGCGTCTTGTGTTGTTATTTTACCCTCAAGCACCATCACCACCTTTTCGTCAATTGTATTCTCTGCGACTAAATGATGGATAATAACAGGTTTTTCTTGACCTTGCCGATGGATACGGGCATTGGCTTGAATATAATCCTCGGCGCTCCAGGGCAGATCAAACCATACCATCTGTGCAATTGCTGCGGTGTTACATTGTAAATTGATACCGATGCCGCCGGACTTTGGATGAGCAAGTAATAGGGGTATTTTACCCTGCCGCCACTCTTCGATGTTGGAATCCGATAGAACTTGAGCGTGTGGGAATCGAGCCCTGATACGTTCAAGACTAAACTTAAAATTGTAAAAAAGCAAAGTCGGAGCGTTTTGTTCTTCCAGTATAGACTCCAAATATTCCAGCTTACTTTCGTGTAGACTGTGCCATTCACCTTGTTCATCGTATAGCGCCCCCGACGTGGCTTGGAGTAACTTGTTAGCCAAGGCCGCTGCGGAAACTGCTGTGATGGTTCCGTCAGACATATCGAGAACCATATCTTTTTTGAGCTTTTCATAATGTAAAATGGTCTGTGGGTCTAAAATAACTTTTTGGTAAAGGTTGGTTCGTTCTGGCAAGGTCAGATAATCTTCTGCTTTTAAACTAAAACAGATATCGCTGACCTTTTCAAGAATTTGCTTATCAGCACCAGGCTTTAACTTCCAATTATATACAACGCCTGTGTGCCGATTACGCTGGTCAGGATCCAAGTATTTAGATCGGAATTTGCTTATGGAGGACTCTAACCTCGATCCAAGGTCCAATATGCCAACTTGACTCCATATATCTTGGAGTGACTGCGGGGTTGGAGTTCCAGTCAATATTATACGTCGGGTAAATTGACGTAAATGCTTTTTTAACGCTTTGAAACGCTTCGTCGAAGGATCCTTCATTCTGCTTGACTCGTCTACTATCAAGTAGTCGAACTGCCTTTGGTTCGAGTCCAAGAGCCATACTAAGTTTTCCAAGTTGACGATGTATATGTCGGATTTGCTCTTCAAGGCGTTCAGCCTTTGAGCTGGAGTACCCATCACTTTCACCGCTGTCATGTGCCGCAAGTGCTCCCACTTCTGACACTCCTGCGCCCAAACTGATTCCGCCACCTTCTTCGGCGCTACTATCAGTGTAGATCCCCGTGGGGATTCCGCTATAATCGTCAGTGCTGTCGTTGTCTTGCCCAGTCCCGGCTCCATGAATAGCCCCATGTGGGGCATTGTTTTCGCTTTGCATACCATTTCCTCCTGATAAGGATGTAAGTTACTACGCTTTAACATAATAGGTGTTCCAGTAAGGCGTCGATGCCAGCCTTACTTCGCAACACCACTACGGGGAAGCCCTGTGCCTTGAGCTGCTCGAACACCACCCGTTGTCGTTCGGATATAACGCCAGTTTCGGTTTTTAGCTCCACTAACTGTATTTTCTGATTTAGAAATACTATCCGGTCCGGCACTCCGCTTATCGTCGAGATCCACTTGTAGCACAAGCCCCCCTTCTCCTTCACCTTCTTTACTAACCTTGCTTCTAGTTCTTTTTCGAGCATCTAGGTCTTTCTCCATTTTAACGGCTTGGGTCAACTGTTTGACAATATGCTCTGTCAAATAGGCGCGGGACTCTTCGCCAATTTCTTCTGGCATTTCACCAATATGCTCAAACACTCGGCAAACACAATGGGTCGATTCATGTGCAATCAGGCCAGCCAAATACACATCATCATCGGCGCACTCTTCCAAATCAAGTGCCAAGATAATGATGCCATACTTACCGTCACTGAAGTAGTGTGTTTCGCCCACACCAATGTCCAGCGCATTGGTTTTTACACCCAAAACCTGGTGGTCTTTCAAAATCTTTTGAAACTCTTTGTCGCTGAAACAAAGCTTGATGTGAACCGGAAAATGGCCAGCATCAACGTGATAGTAATTATACTTAGGTTTTTTGGTTGTCATCAAAGATTACCATTTGTTGGGGGTCTTGGTTTTTAATTGCTTCTCTTAGAATGGCAGTGAGGCCATACTCCAAGAGAATTCGTGTAGCCTCTTTGTCGGCGTTCAAAACAGCCTTTACAGAACCGTCCTCATTCTCTTCAAAAGATAAAAGTTCCAGCAGCATACTAAAACTCTATATTCAAAGTGATATTAGCTTTGGTTTCATCATTATCAGAAGTTATAACGACATCAACGCTTTTTTGTCTACTTTCTTCCTCGGCTTTTTTGAAGATTCGGTCCCAGTTTCGGCTGAACTGTTCTCGGTCTTCAATGGGTCGGGGGCTGTCACCTTTTCCTGCTTCGGCTTGAGACATTCTAGTTCCTCCTTCAATGCCATATTTTCTTCCAACAGTTCTGTGACCAGATCAGCCACATCACCAACTTCTTCTAATGCCATATTGTAACCAATGGCAAACATCTGCTCATCAGTACGAACCTGCATATCCACTCGGTTATAGTTTTTCCACGCCTTATAGGCATCTTGGGCTCGGGTCATAGTGCCTCCACATCGGTTACTGTTGGGTCAATTATAGCACGTTTAACCAAACGCAATTCTTTTAACGATTTTAACAAATCATTTATAAATTGGTCACCAAACAAATGCGCCAGTTGGGGCCGGTTATTTTGAAGGTGCTGTATCAATTGTTCTTCGCGTGTCATGGAAAAAACACCCCCATTGTGATTGGTGCTACTTTACGCAATTCCATTAAAACCTCATTGGCAATCAAGCGGTGTTCTTTTTGGGTCGAGGGATCCAGCCTGCTTGTCAGGTAATGGATCCAACTTCGGAATGTGCCGCTCATATACATCCGGCTCATTGTCAGCCCCTCTGGCAACAATGCTCGGGCTTGTTCTTTTGCGATACCCAACTTCAATGCCTGCCGATATTTGTTATATGCTACACCGATCACCTCATCTTGCATGGCTTCCCACACGTTGGCCAGATCAGGAGATTCCGCTGTCAAGAACACAGGAATGCTATTCTGGCGGTTCTTTGGATCTTGAATGCGGCATTCACGGTTCTCAGGAATAGCAAGGTCTGCCACATCCGCATAACGCTGGCTGAATTCTTGGAAACTGAATGAACGATGGCGCAAAATCTGCCTGCCAATGTCGCGTGTGGTGTTGATCTCAATACACGCACTGGCCATCTCAAACGGGCTGGTGTGGCCGTGTTTCATCATGTACTTGAGCAGCTTTTCCACATCGGGGTTTTCCTGATTGTCGGGATTACTCACCCTGGCAATGTAACCAATGTGTTTGTCTACGTCCGGTGTGGCCCACACTAGCTTGGCGGTCATGTGTTCTTCTCCTTTTCAACTGGCCCATTAAACAGCGCCATGCCCAGCGATCCAAGCATGACCGCCTTCAACTCTTCGCGCTCCTCTTCTGGATATTCACTGGCGACCTCATCCATGATTTTCATAATGCTGGCGGCCACTTCTTCGGCTGGAATTGGTTTAGCGCTCATGTGTTTTTCTCCTCGGCGTAGCCGTTCTTTTGCTTGAGTTTGGCTTCGATGCGTCTTGCGTAAACATCAATGGTCTGTGTTGGCAAACCTTGTAAGCATTCTTGTATTTCCTCATCCGTCAGCCCTACCCATGTGCGCTGTGGTGACAACATTTTTTGAACATCCCCACACATTACTTTGATTGCGTTGTAGCCTTCAGGATCATTGTTGTCTGCAAGTTCATAAGCCTCTTGCATAATCCTGATTCTGATGGGTTCAAAGTCTTTGTTGCTTATCCACCCCACAGGCTCCTGCACAGGTGCTGCAAGGACTTGCTTAATGGCGGTGATGGCGTTTTCCTGCCGCTTTCTTTGACCTTGAAGGGCAGGCGCATAGTCAGAATCGTCTGGGGCAAGTTCTTTCAACGATCTAAGCGCCAGCTTCAATGCTTCGTCTTTAGTCATTCTGTTTCTCCTGTTGCTTTTGCTGAAGCCGAATAGCGCGGTCATACCCAATTACAGCGCAAAGTTTTGCATTTAAATCGCCAGTTAAATTAAATGCTTGTTGATAGTGCCCAGTAATTGCCAATGCAAAACGATGCGAATCTTCAATTTTTTGACTTACGTTTGTATCTTCCAACGAGTTAATCAATGTTCGCTCACAGAAAAAGTAATCTGGGGCTTCGTCTTTAGTCATGTGTTCTTCTCCTC